AAGTACAATTTAAAAAATATAAATGCTCACAAAGATGGAGCAACTTTAGAAAATTTTTTTAGTTAAAAAAAAACTTGACAATGAGTAGATAATTCGTTATAATAGCTTTAATGAGTAAAAATTATACAATGGAATAATATGAAAATTAAAAATGATACGGTAGTTACTAAAAATCGAAAACAACGTAGAGCATGGGATAGATATTCAAAGAAATATTGTGCTGCTTTTGAAAAATTAGTTGAGAATGATAAGAGTTTGAGTTCGTTCAAATGTTTAGTTGCTCTAATGAGAAGTGGAAAAACTTATTTAGCAATTCAACATAATATTCCATTTGTTTTGAATAATACTGATGCTCAACTTGCAGTATTAACTGCTCCATTATGTGGAATTGTTGAACAAAATGTCAAGCAACTTAAGGCCGTCTGTGCTAAAAATGGATTTTATTATTGTGAAAAACCATCTGATGTAGAATTTGCATTAGAAAATGATATGAAGGCTGTAATTTATATGACCAATTCTGCTGCTTGGACAAGTATAGGCTGGATTTCAATGTTCGATAATCTCATAGATAATAAAGTAATTGTATCTACTTTTATGGATGAATGTTGGACATGGACTATTAGTGATTATGAAGTAATTTCCGATATTTCTGGCCATTCAGATACGATAAAATATAAAGCATCGTGGTATAAAATTATGGAAAAATTATCAGTTTATTCTCCCTATACTTATGGTATGAGTGCTACAAAAACTGTTCAGTTAAACGGTGAAGTTCCACCAACATATGGAAAAATGCACTATAAAATAGCAATCGAAATGCTTTGTCCACAAGAACTTTCTCATAGATTAGCTTGGATGGGAGATGTTGTATATATGAATACAGCTTCTCTTGACCTTGATGTTCTTACTCCCGAAAAAGCATTTGATAAAATAGTTGAACGTATAATTACAATAGAAGGTTTAGTTGAAGGAGATTCAAAAAGAACTGCTCTTATACAATGTTCTACAACAGAAGAGTATGTAAATTCAAAAGGAGAACAACGATATCCAATAAGTCGTGTGAGAGAATGGGTAGAAAACTGTGATTTTGAGTGTAAAGATGATGACTATATTGGCGCAGTTAATACTACAAAAGTTGCGGAAAATAAATTTAGCGGAATTTACCTTTTTAATAAAAAAGGTCAAATAATAAATGTTACTGAAGATGAAATATATAAAAAATTGGATGATGATTCTGACCCATTAAGATTTTGTCTTACGATGCAAAAATCAAAAATGGGGGTAACAGTTCAGACATGGAAAGAAATTATGTTGTTATCATCTGTAGATAGGACAAATTATAAGGGTTACATCGTTTATTCAATAAATCAATCAATGGGTAGAGGATTGACACCAAATTGTGGAAAACCAAGTAAAGTTTTTTGGGAAAAAAATAGTGGTGATATTGCTGAATGTGACTCTTTTCCACCAGAGTTCAATATGGTTAATTTTTATCTTTGGGAAACTGGTACAAATAAAGCAGCAGTCGAAACATTCAAGAGGGATTTTTGTCCTACCTATGAAGATTATGTTTCAACCTTAAATGAAAATTGTCCAGAGTGTGGAGCTAAACCACAATATCAAACAAAAAATTGTTTAATTGATGAAGAGAAATTAAATGAAGAACATTCTATAATTTCTGAAAAAATTGATGAACATTTAGGATTATTGAATTAAAATTAAAGCGAGTAGCTATTAGAGCACTTCAGAATTCCATTCTGAAGAGGTTGGTGCGAATCCAACTGCTCGCTCCAAATTTCATCGGGCAACTTACATTTTGCGAGCAGTTGTTGAGCAACACCTTGGAATTCCATTCCGAGCGGTTTGGGCGCGAACCCCAATGCTCGCTCCATCTTGGATATAAATAAATATGAAAACAAGATATAAACTAATAGTGAAAAATTCTGGAAGTTATGCAGAAGATTCATTGTTCAAATTATATTTTACGATTTTAAGACATCGCTTTCATCATCTATGTAATGGTGATGGATGGCGTGATTGAGGCTGACCATAGTGGTAGTCTCTCAACCAATCTCAAGTCTTGTGCTATGGATTGAGATTTATATTAACCAACCTTGCTTAAATAAGGAGGCATTATGGTATCATTAGCATCACACTCAAATTTCACAGTAGGCGATTTAGAACGATTCATGGGTCTTTCCGTAGGATTCGATTCTATGTTTAATCGTCTTGCAAATTTTCCACATCAACAAGAAAGTGGATCTTATCCACCTTACAATATCCGAAAAGAAGATGACTATAATTTTGTCATCGAAATGGCCCTTGCTGGGTTTTCGGAAAAAGATGTTGAAATCAAACTTACAGAAAGCGTTCTCCATATCAAATCTGTAGAAAATAAGGGAATGCACAATCTGGATGTACCAGATTACGTTCATAGAGGAATTGCAAATCGCTCTTTTTCTCGTAAGTTTACTCTTGCTGATGACATTATTGTTAAATCAGCAGAATTTGAGAATGGTCTTCTTAACATTTATCTGGAAAAGGTTATTCCAGAGGAAAAGAAACCACGAATTATTCCAATCACTAATCCATCTGTGATTGAACACAAGAAAAAATAATTTCTTGTCTGCCCCTTCAAAGATATATACTTTGAGGGGGTTTTTTATTTTTAATTATTAGGAGAAAAATTATGTTACCACTTGCTGGAATGCTATTCAATGTAGTTGCTGGATTAGTAGTAGACAAAGCTCAAGATTTAGCAACAGAACACGTTGAAAAGATGATAGATGATATTCTTCCAGAAAAAGCGAAGAAAGAATTAGATAAAGTAGTAAAGGAAGATCCTACACATACTTTCGATAATGCAAAAGATGCATTGATGGGAGCAGTAGAAGGTAAACTTCCTATCAATTTAAAAGACGGAACGATTAAACCAATAGAAATGACATTCACAGTTAAATATGATCCTACTACTGGTTCAATTGATGTAGATAAAAATTAAGAGAGGGTATCATGGCAAGTAGAAAACCATCTTATAATGGTCACTTGACAAAAAACTTTGGGTATCAAGAAATGATAAAAAGTTCTACAGCAGATAGACTTGGAATCTCAAATGATGCTACCAGAGAACACGTTATTAATTTAGTTAATCTCTGTAACTTTATTTTACAAC